GGCCGGGGGTATGGGTTTTCATTGGTTCAGGCGTTGACGGAGTATTCGGACGCGAAACGAATGCCTTCGGCGCGGCCAGAATGGGAGCCGCCTAGTTCTAAGTCCTCGCGCTGGCCGTCGCCCAATTGCTTCGACCATGCGTCCCAATGTTCGCGTGAATCGCAAAAGGGAATGCCGCAATCGCGGTTCAGGATATGCGCGAAGGACGAATAGAAGTCAGCGCGGACGGATTCGACCGCGTCGTCCATGTCGATAGCGCGGAGCAATTGCGCATCCATGCGCGACAGTTCCATGCGCGGAAGCAGGATTTCTACGGCAAAGTCGCGAGCGTCCGCCCAGACGCTGCTATAGGCGTTTGTCCTGAGCCACAGGCTGCCGTCATCGAAAAGGTGATAGACGGATGAATCAGGATTACCGATACCGCCAGCGTCGCGAATGGATTCGGAACGGTTGTCCGAAAGCGCGGGAAGCATTTCGATGAGGTCGTGTTCCTCCCACGACAGGCTTCTGCACATAACGTAAGTATGGCGGATGTAGGCCAGCGCGGATTGCGGGAGGTTGTCCGGCTTGAAAGATTGCAGGATAACGTCGCGGGAGATGAGCTTTTCGAGGACAGGGATTAGTTTTGGATTCATGGGATTATTTGAGAGTGATTTGACCGTTTAACATTACGACCGTGGGAAGATAGGAATTCCGTCCGTGCGTCCGTTTGAGCGCGCGGGAATGACGGACCTGTGCGCGGGAAGCGGTTTCGAAAGAGCGGTGACGGCTAATGGTGCGCATATTGAAATGATCGAATAAGGTGTATTTCATTGGATGTTTTCGTTGGGGATAGATGGCCTACCCTTTCGCACCACGCTTGCGGCATGATGCGCGGAGGATAGTCCGGTCGATCAAATCATTGCGCCTTCGGTCGATTGCATTTCAAGCGCGTCAATGGCTGCGCGCATAAGATCTTCAACGTACCAGTTTTCCGTAGGGTCGAGCGGTCGATTGTAAACGCACATACCGACAGAATCCGCGTGATGCCACTGGCCCTCTGCGTAGAATTCGGATTCGATAAGCCAGCAACCATGCAGGTCGATTTGGTCGATGATTTCTTGTCGCTGATTCGCGTCGTCCGGTTCGCCATAAACGTCGAACCATGAATCGGTTTCAGGGAATGCGCGGATGCGGACTAGGCCGTCGGACTCTAGTGCGCGGAAGGTTTCAATTGTGGTTTGCATTGGATGCGCGGGGATAAATTAGAATTGCTGAATGACCAGTCCGCCGTCGAAAGGGACTACCTGAGTTTGCTCATGGAGCCAGTCAAGCGCGGCTTCCTCAGTGTCCAATTCATTGCCTTTGAATCCGTAGTCATTCGCGGCTTTCAGCGCGGAGGGATATTCCGCCCATTCGCAGCAAATGCCGATTGGATCGAGTTCGATTTCAGTGTCCGAATCCTCCTCGACCTGCTCAAAGTGCGCGAACAAGGCACGGCGTGCGGGGACGGTGAATTGAGATTCGCGTCCGCAAGCGCGGAATGAGTCAACGAATTGGAATTCTGAGACGATGGTTTTCATGGATTATTTAGATCGGTCTTGATTGACCGCTGCAACCTACGCTTGCGCATAGGCTGGCGCGGAGAATCACTTTCGGATGATGCCCGAAAAGATCATTGCCTTGCGCCAGTATTTCATTAGGCGCGGGGAGTTTTCCCTGTCGAAGTGAAGCGACTCCGTGCGTTCGCTTGCGTCGCGATAGTCCGTTTCAGGATAGGATGAAAGCCATTCGAAAGCTTCACCACGCGCAGGATAACATGAAGGATTCGGATGCGCGCGCATAAGAGAGACTAGCTCTCGAAACGTGACGGATTCGGATTCGGTGATGAAACCGGATTCAGCGGATTCGCCATCTTCGGCGGATTCAGGCGTGACTACGTCAAAAGTGCGGGAGATTAAGATCATGGAATGGGATGGAATGGGATGGGATGGGATGGGGATTTATTCGGTGACTAATTCACCGCCACAAGCCACTCTTTCGAATGGATTGATGCGGGGAATTAAATCCGATTCAGAATCGATTGGATGGAACGGCCAAGTTCTGCGCGGATTTCATCATCGAATCGATTGGCTTTTGAGCGGATTTGATCGGCTTCCTTTCTAGCGTCGGTAAGGATTTGAGCGGCTTCCTCCTTAGCGTTGCGGAGGATTGCTGCCGATTGCTGGCGTGATTCGGTGAATCCCAAGGCGCGTGATTCGACGCAATCGTCTGAGTCAATGGCGAATTCGATTGCTGGAATTTGATCGGCAAGCCAAAGAGCCGAATAAGAGTTAACGCCAAGTAAGGCTACGGTGTTGCGGAGGATTGCTTTCTCGTCTGATTTGGATAACATGGGATTTAATGGGTTTTAAGTTCGAACGCTGAATTCTGGCCGCCGTTTCCAACGGCCAGTGGTTCAGGATTCAAGCTTCAACGGATTCAAGTCGCTTGCTTGCTTGCCAAGCTTTACGGAGTAAATCGATTTCACCTAAAGTGTCTAAGTCACAGTCGATGCCTTCATCCTGAAGCGAAGAGCAAATGCCGTCCGTATCGTCGCCCAACATGGAAACGAGAAGGAGGTACTTCTCTCGATTGGCTAAGCTGAATTCAGCCTGAACGGCGCGACGGAAGGCCGCGAATTCTGAAGAGACGTTCGCTTGCGTTGCCTTTAGCTTCTCCCAATAGATGACGGATGAAACGCCTTCCTTTAGGTGAACCACTTTCCAACCTTCGCCCCGGTTGCGAAGGATGACTCCGTTTGAGCGGAGACTGAGGGAATATTTCAGTCCGTGGATGCGTTCGATTTCAGTGCCTTGTTTGCTTAGGGTTGCCATAGTTTTATTTAGTTGGGTTGACGGTTCAGAATTGGGATTTAAAGAAAACGAAGAAAAAGGCGTATCCTGCGACGGCGTAGGCCACGACTTGGAAGAGGATGGAAGCGAGTTTGCGGCGCATGGGATTTACTTTGAGGATTTGGAAGCTTTGCAACGGTATGCCCAAGCGGTTAAGGCATCGTCGAATGAGCAAACTAGTTTTGCGCCGCTGGCTTTGCAGAACTGCGAAGCCTGTCGGACGGTGCATTCGGAAAGCGTTGCAACGCGGTTGGTTGGGAGGATCATGACGTGGTGCTTTTGTTTCATTGGTTCAGACTAGAGGAGAGAGGAGAGAGAGTCAAAGAAAAAGTTTGAAAAAGTTTTGATGGAATGGAAAACGAGGGAAAACCTTAGGAAAACGAGGGAAAACGACTGGCGAAGAAAACGACTGGCGAAGAGGGAAAACGGATTCCTTGCCGGATTCCTTGCCGATCCGTACGTTGCCGGAGATGCGAATGCCCAAGGAAGTCTGGAAACGTGCGTGCAGCCTCTACCTTGCCGGAATGGATTGGGAGACGATAGCAGGTCAATTGGGAGTGAATAAAACGACTCTAAGCAAGCGAGCGTCTCTAGAAGGGTTGACGAAAGTTAAAAGGGAGATGCAAACGGTTTGCATTCAAAAGAAAACCCAAAGTCTAGAGTCGTTGTCTGCAATTGTCAGGAATCGTCTCGCGGCGGATGCAGCCAGCACGCTTGAACGAATCGATAGTTACGACCTAGATGGGATTAAGGACGAATCAACCAGAGAACAGATACTTGGGAGCGTAGCTAAGCGGAGCGCGCTGGTGTTTGGCTGGAGTGAAGGCGGAGAGAGTACCAGCGTGAGCATTAACTTGCTCGGCTCCATGCCGGATCGGTTCGCGGAGGTAGTCGTTTCGAACAGCCCCGTTTGAAGTGAAGATAACACTCATTGTACAACGCATGGGAGCTTATGATTGGGATAAGTTAAGCTAATGGGATAAAAGGATTGTTTTCTGGCAGAATGGCATGAAAGATGGGGGAGAGACTGGCACCCCCTTTGCGGGTGGGCTTCGTTTACGATACCCCCCTCAAAAATTTTCCGCCTTTTTGACCATGTTAAGTAAAATTAAAATTGGTCAAGTTATTTCTCTCAATCAAGCTGAGAGGAAGTTGGCCCACTTCGTAGCCAAGAATCGCAACGGCAATAATCGTCATTTCAACATTACGAACTTGAAGGTTAGCGCGGATGACGCTGCGACTGTGGATCTTGAGGGCGTATGCGGAGAGATTGCTTTCTGTAAGCTATTTAATGTCTATCCCGACATTGATACGGATCGTGAGCCTCCGCATCCGCTCTACGACGCAGTTATCCCTCCTCCTCCGGGCGTTCGTATCGATGTGAAGACGACGAAGTATGATGGCGGCAAGCTGCTGGTCGATGCGCGCAAGGGCGTCAAAACGCTGGGCGTGGATTACTATGCGCTGATGACCGGACAATTCCCCGGTCCGTATACGTTCCGAGGCTTCATCGCGAGGGAGCATATCATCCAGTCACACAAGATTGGCCTACTTGGAGGACACAAAAGCTACATGGCAGATCAGTCAGAGCTGACAGACGAGGTAGATATATTCTGATTGACTCGCGATACATAAAATGTATCCCTCGCTCATCGACCTTAAGCAAGGCGGAGGCTTGGTCAGCCATCGCAAAACTGTCTAAGCGGCAATGACGCTCCGCATCGGATGGATAGGATAATCAGCCACCGTGTGGTGGATTGATGGCCTACCAAATGCAGATAACGTCGGTTTAATTTTACTTCTCATGGCTTGTACCAA